AACTGACACAAGCCCCACGGACTGACTGGAACGAGCTGTTAGCCTTCTCCCCGGAAGAGAAACGGGTGGCCGTGAATCGTAGTCACTTTGCTAGAGATAATAGCACCGCCGTTAGTTCGGCACTAAACGCGAAAGCACAATGAACTCACAAACTTACGAAACTAGATCCCAAGGTGCACTTGAGAGACAACTGAAGAGAGAAAGACAGGTGATGAAGAGAACTGGAACCCCTGATACTAGAATAACAAAACAAATTCTGAGGTACAGGCTTGTAGATATACTTGTAAATAGGAAACGAACTCAAATCCAAACCGAAGTGTCGCTGCACGACGTGGAGGATTTGGACATTTTCGAACAGCTGTACAATCGCAAATTGGTTGAACGACAAATTTTCGATGAAGAACGAGCTATGATGATGAAAACTGCTAGTAAAGTATCGGAGCTCACTGATAATGTTAATGAGAATGTTAACCTTGTCACTGGAACTTCGTTAGGTTTGGCCAATAATGCGAATCGTACCATGGATAATGTGAATGGACTCATTGAAAAGATGGGTACAACAACTGATAAGGCCACGACTATTTTGGAAACACTGAATGATGCAGTGTCTTCCATGCAGATAGTGTGGGACACCATTAATATGACCCCTCTTCTTACACGAATTGCTAAAGTTTTAGTTAACTTTGGTCTCGCCAAGAAGGGTTGGAAAATTGCTTCTTTTCTTTTCAATGTTGGACTTGAATTTGGAACGGAAATTGTGAAATCGGTAAAGGAATTTTTGTTTTCATCATCTGATGTATCACACCTGGTAGAGAGACAAGGCTTTGATTTAGAATCTCTAGGGAATTTTTCCTTTATTTCAGAGAAGATAATGGAAAACCAGAAAATGACTGTTGTGGGTGTGGCCTGTGCTATAGCCGCCGTCATTCAATGTTCTCTTGGTATACCACGTGGTAGGAATATGTGGCAAATGGAAAAGTTTTTCGCGGAAAGATGCAAAAACCTCAAATCCATGGTTGATCTTTTTAAATCATCGGCCGATCTGCTCAAATCTACCGCAGAATGGTGTATAGAACAAGTTTTCCCCGGTCTGTTAAACCATGGGCTGGAAGAATACTTGATTGGTTACACAATGTGGTCCAATCGAGTTGTTGCTCTGGTCAATCCCGAGAATCCCGTGTGTGAGAGAGTGAAGAAAGAAAAAGCCCTAATATATGAGATAAATAATTTGTATAAAAAGGGTATGGAATTTTCACGTTCGATGGCACTACTCAAGGTTAAACCAGAGTTATCCGATCATTTCCAGAAGTGTTTTGCCTTGTGCACGTCTTTTCTGAAGGAAGCTGATCACAGTGGTGTGTTGGGTAACCGCCCCAGGACCAAACCCGTTATGATTCATCTGTTTGGTGAATCTGGTGTTGGAAAATCTGGTGTTACTTATCCTCTCGGAACAGATTTGAATGCAATTCTCTGTGATGATGTGAAACAAGCTAGAGAATTTCCGGCAGAAATTTACTTCAGAAATTCGGAACAGGAATTTTGGGATGGTTATACCGGCCAAAATGTTTGTGTTTGGGATGACTTTGGTCAAAGAACCGATTCAAGCTCAAACCCCAATGTAGAATTCTTTGAAATAATTCGATCTGGAAATTGTGCACCATATCCATTGCATATGGCCACGTTAACTGATAAGGCGAAAACAAAGTTCATATCAAAATTCTGTATATTGACCAGCAATGTTTTAGAACTTAAAGTAAATTCTCTGACTTTCCCGTCGGCTTTCCGAAGGCGTATAGACTTTTGTTTGAAGGTAATCAATAAGAAAGGTTACACGAAAACTGGAGTTGACGCGGATTCTGGAGCCACGGTCGAACGACTTGATGTTACGAAGTGTGCCCCCGGCATTGATACCAATTGTTACGAATTTATCAGATATAATCCCGAAACAAGACAACCGTATTGTGGAGAGGATGGAAATTCCGTGACGTATTCGTATGAAGAACTTATAGATGAATTGGTTTCTTTTGCTGGCTCCAGCTTTGAAACCTCGATTGCATTTAATGAAAACCTGACTGATCGAATGGATGAAGCTCGTTTTGATAGACTTAAGATGCGTTTTAAGAAATCCTTCAATGCGAAAGTGGAAAAACAAATGAATGTTGGATACGTTGCAAGTACTGATGAAGTGTTCTATAGTTTGCCTATTGATATGGATGTTCAAGAAGTGGATGTTGAGACTATTCCTAACGTTAAGACGGTACTTCAAGAGATGCGTGACAAAATAATGAAATTTGTCACTCTCAAGAATGTGCTTTTTACTGTAGGTACCTTATTGGCACTCGTTGGTGTATATAAGCTTTTCCAAAATGATGACGATGATACAACCAAAATGATTAAGGAAGCTAGTGTTTCAGGTGATTCTAAAACCCGGAACAACAAACGGATCCGAACCGAAGCTGGTGTATCGGGTGATTCCAAAACTCGAAATGCTAAAAAGATCATCACGGAAGCTAGTGTATCTGGAGATGCGAAAACTCGGAAACATAAAACAATTGTTACTGAGGCTTCTGTATCTGGAGATTCCAAGACCAACAAGAAACGACTGATTCAGTCTGAGATTTGGGCACCAAGTCCAGGCAAGAAATTAGTTATGTTCCTTAGGCAAAAAGCTAAAACGGAAGACGGTTGGGTATCTTACCAGATTATTCGTGAGAAATTAGGACAATATAGTGACGAAGATTTTGCCATTATTACTGCCGAAGACTCTAAGAATAGATTGGAGAATGACCCTGCTGGAGAGAGGATACGTGCGCGACAAGGGCACATGTATGCTATCAATCCCGATTTAGTGTATGAACCAACGCGAGTCACCACCGCAACTCATTTTACGACCGAGGATGGGATCAAGCCCATAATGGAGAATGGAATCAAAAGAATGAGACGAGCGCATGTTCACGCGTTCCCCGGAATTCTATATGATCTTCCAAAAGGCTTGCCCGATCGGACTTTTGCCTTCCATATTGATTTGACCAAATGTGAGAATAAATATGAAACTGGAAACGGATATATTATGATTGATTATGTGCCGACCAATGCTTTCCTTAGTTATCACAGAGTCAGCAAAGAAGCCAGTGTTTCAGGAGATTCGGTTACAAAGAAGAATAAAACCGTCGTTTCGGAGATGGTCCAAAAAGAAGCATTTGCGGACATGACAGCCCAGCAGCTTATTTTGCACAAGATTTTCGCCAACCAATACGTAATATCAACTAAAACTTTTAGTGTCACTGGCACTTTTGTTATCGATAACGTAATGGTGACGGTCAAACATTTGTATGAACATCTTAGACAAGTTGATAATATAACCATAACCAACACATACGGAGCTGAATTTACTGTACCTACTGCTGATTTAATAATTTCATTTATAGAATATAGAAATGGTGATGAGAAAGATGCTATGTTAATACAATTTCCACGATATGTACCTGCCCACACCAATATTTTGAAACATTTCCAGGAAATGCCAGAGTTGGCCGAGCGAAGAGCGCAAGTGTGTGTGCCAACTCTGCGAAGAATTGGAGATCGGTTGTATTCGCATATTCTGGGTAACACCGATTGTAAAATAGAAGATCGTACACTTGAATTCGAAGATGAAACCGTCCAAGCCCGAGATACATTGGTTTATGCGCTCAACACGACGAAAGGTGATTGTGGTTCCCCCGTTATTGTAAATGACACTTCTTTCAGAAGGAAGATTGCTGGTATTCACATGGCAGGAGAAATCGGAGGTCGCACCGCGTTCGGCCAGAGTGTGACGCAAGACGATATCAAGCGTGCGATGAAGAATTTCAAGGTTATAGATTTTGATGCTGATGAACTGCCAAATATTTGTAAAAGTAAGGTGGAACTACAATTCAATGTTAACTATTCCCAAGATGATATTCTCAAAATGCTTGATATGCCTGCTGCCACTTTCAGCTTCTTAGGAGGCTGTAGTATGGTAAAACATGCTCCAGGCAAAACAGACATTCGCCCATCCCCAATTCACGGTTACGTAGAACCAATAACGAAACCTGCGAAACTTTATGATGCTCATGTCAATATACTCCACAAGAATGTAGAAAAATGTGCTATAAATACACCTTACATTCCAAAGGCTGAAGTTGATCGTGCAGTAAATGAAGTGCAATCACTGTTGTTGTCTGGTGACACACGAGAATATCTCGCCCGAATTTTAACTTATGAAGAAGCTGTTGCTGGATCGTCTGATAGCCAGTACATTGTAGGCATTCATAGACAGAGTTCTGCGGGATACCCACACGTGTTTAATGTAAAATCGGGTTTCCAAGGCAAAACGACATGGTTCGGAAAGGATGGTGATTACATCTTCGATGAGGGGATGAGACAATTGTGTCTTGAACGCATTGAGAGAGCTCGCAATTCAAAGCGAACCCCAACAGTGTGGACTGACACTTTGAAAGATGAAAGACGACCGATTGCAAAAGTGGATCAATATAAGACCCGTGTGTTCGCACATGGGCCTGTTGATTATAATCTTGTAGTGCGAATGTATTATGGAGGCTTCATCGCTCACTTGATGGAAAACAAGATCACCAATGAGCAATCTGTTGGAACAAATTGCTTTGGACCGGACTGGATGAGAACTGCGACCAAACTTTCTAAGTACGGTAAACGTGTGTTTGCGGGGGATTTTTCAACTTTTGATGGCACACTTAATTCTTGTATTATGGAACGATTTGCAGATGTTGCAAATAAATTCTATAACGATGGAGAAGAGAATGCCACAATAAGGAAAGTCCTTCTTTTAGAAGTTTTCAATTCTGTACATCTCTGTGGAAATAAATTTATCCAATTGACTCACAGCCAACCCTCTGGAAATCCTTTGACGACAATACTCAATTCATTTTATAATTCTGTTGCTATGCGAGTCGCATATTACAGATGTTTTGATGGAGTAGCGCCGCCTTTTATGGAGAATGTTTCCATGGTTAGTTATGGTGATGACAACGTTATTAATTTTACAAAGAATGTTGCTGATCGATTCAACCAAAACACCGTTACCAAAGCTTTTGCGAGTTTTGGTATGATTTACACGGACGAAAGTAAATCAACTGGAACAATAGCACCCTGGCGTACTATTGGAGAAGTGGACTATCTAAAAAGAAGATTTAGGATGGTCGATGGAACTTGTCGGGCCCCACTTGCCTTATCAACTATTTTGGAATCTTGTAATTGGGTTCGCAAAAGCAGCGATGACGTAGCAGCGTGTAAACAAATCTGCGAAATGGCATGCCGCGAACTTGCGCAGTATCCAAACAATGTTTTTGTAGAAAACGTCAACTTAATCGTGGATGCTTTCTACCAGGCTACAAACGAATATCCACTGATAAAGACGCAAGCCGATTATCTGGCGGATCAATCCCCACAGTTCTAAGACTTCAATGTCTATAACTTGCAACTGAAATGTTGTTAATCTATTGACCTGAGAGCAGCATCTCTCATCAAAAACTGTCATTGTAGTTCATTCTACTAACACAATTCTCTTACGAGAACTGCGTGCACCCTGGTTAGGGGTTCATTCTTCGGAGTGTAATAATACTAACTAAATTAGCTTTTCTTTTCTTGGAAGAATCTATTATATTAATAGA